GTAGTGCTGTATCAATCTTATCTATTGCCTCGTCAACCTGTGCTATAATCTTCTTCTGCTCGATAATTTTATCGTTGTTGTCGTGTAGTGCTTGTACGCTACTGTCGTCACCAGGATTCAAGTCCGGGAGATCGAATAAGTTTTCTAGTTTCTTAGTCATGCACGTATTTACCGTGCTTTGCCCTGGTGGAAGATATCATTTTCTGTCACTATACGAAACTTTAAGCCGTGTTGATCACACCAGGCCTGTGCCGCTTGCCACTTGTGCATATTAAGTACTGCGGCCGCTTGATCTCTTGGGCTCTTTGCTTCATCTAGTGATGTTTCTTTGGTAGGTTTTACTTCTATAAGTTCTGCGTGTTTCTCGCCATTCTTTTTAACATACACAACCATAAAGTCAGGAACATATATAGTTTGTCTGCCTGTAAAAGGATTACGGTAAGGGATGTGTACTGCTTCGCTGGCCCACTGTAGTATAGCAGGGTTCTCATCACAAAAGCGCATAAACACATGCTCCCATCCGCTTCTAAAGTGTGGATCTTTCTTTCCCACATACTTTGACGGATTTTTTATTTGATAAAATCCGTTTGCGTATTTGCTCATGGTAAAATTGCTCGTTGTACGTATTTGTTGGCTGTTGGAGAATTTTTTAGACCTAGGTAACTTGTTCCTACTCTATTAAAGTTTAGAAAAATAGTTGTATATGCGTCAAGTTCTCCTGGTTGCAGTTTTGTAAATTCGCTTAGTGTATCCATTGGATTCATACCCTGTCTAACACTAGTATAGATAACTGCACTTGCTAGTGCTTTTGCGGCTTCCTTACTATTTGTCAATGACTCAAAAAATCCTACAATAGCGGCGTCTACATTGCTACTAACTTCAACCGGTATTTCTGTAAAGTTATTAAAATACTTTTCAATATCTTTCTGAATAATAGCATTTAGATTAACTGCATCTAAGTTACTTGGATTATCTTTAGTTCTAACGATTGTTGCCATTAGTTATCCTTTGCTATACCTTGATTACTTGGCGGATTTATTCGTACTTTGCCAATCTTAGTGTATTTCTCTTGCTTTAAAATCTCTTCTTGTAGTTCTCTAGTTCTATTTGCAAGTTCTTCAGCAGTTAACCCGCTACTGTTGCCAAATACGTCTTCTGTGTATACTGAACTATTGTTTGATGTGGCCATTGTTAGTCTCTATGTAGGAATATCGCCTGACAGGTTTATACCTGCGGTCTGTGTTGGTGCTGGGTTAGTGGAAGTTGCAACTCTTTGCCCAAACACAAGATTAGTCTTATTACCAGTGTTTACAAATTTTTGTGCTTCGCTACCTGCTACATTAGTTAATGCCGCTGTTCGGCTAGTAGTATCTGCACCAGCCGCCCTAATTACACTTTTACTAAATGGTGTTTGTGCTAAAGAATCTATACCGCCCTTGAGTAAATTTGTACCAGTGGTAAAAACTGCGGGTTGTCCGATTGGGTTACTCTCTGTAAAATTAATCTTATTACTACCAGTAAGTGCTCTTGTGCCCTGACTAAATGCAGATTTAGCACTATTAAATAACTCTGTTCCTTTAGTTTTCACTGCCCCAAAGAAGCCTGATTCAGTAGGTGTAGTTGTTGAACCAGATGCAGAAACTTTTGTTGTTGGGCTTTGGTTCAACGGATTTAATCTTGCTGTATCTGCGGCTGACCTTCCACTAGATCTAGCGGCTGTCTCTTTGTTCATTTGTACTTGACTGTTTATCGGTGCACCGCCCAACGAACCATCAGACGCTGTAGTTGCTCCAGGTATGTCGGCACCTAGATCAATACCTGGCTTACCTTCTACTGGTGCGTTAGGGGAAGTCATTGCGGCTATATCGTTAGCAAATATTCCATCGCCGTTGCTAGTTACTGCATTTGCGTTTGATAGCCCTGGTTGAGCAGGGAATAAATCAGGTTGATCAATAGCAACACCAGATTGTTCTGCTAAGAACTGATCGCTTCCGCCTCTGAGTCCTTGTGGAATAAAGAATTGGCTTTTTATTGTATTCATTGCGCCTTCAACTCCTCCTGAGGCAAAGTTAGGGTTTGATATTACTGACTTAACAGCCTGAGTTAGCTCTAGCTTGGCCAAATTTTTAAAATCAACATTATTAGTTTTTGCATTCTGAAACGCTCTTGCAGTTGTAAACAGTGCTCCGCCAATTCCTTTAGCGTTTATCCCTCCGTCAGCAGTTCGTCCATCTTGAGATAATACTGTATCGATAGCATTAACAAAACCTCCAGGACCAAAGATACTAGTTACACCGCCACCTTGCGGAGTCAATGGGCTCGGACTCTTATCGTAATGTGCATCTCCAAAACCATTAACTGTGCTGGTGTTGACATCGCCAGTTGCGTAAAGAACCGTGTTGAACTCAACGATCATAGTGTGTTGTAGTGTTTCAGAGTAAGATCTTGCATCGTGTTGTCCGTGAGTAAAATCAGTTATTATCGGATTAAGTAACGTGTACTCGCTGAATCTTTTGTTGTGTAAACTGTATATTCTAATTGCTTCTAAATAATTTGGTGATCCGTGTGCATTGCCAGATTTGTGTCTAGGGGTGTAACCAAAGTTTCTTAAATTTCTATAATCGTATTTGTTGTCTCTTAGATAATCATCATGAGGTGGTGGTGTTTCTGCACTAGATGACTGTTTGTATCCTAAATCTGTATCTCTATAATAGTGTGTCATATAGTCAAACCAAAAGTGTCTGACTACATCTGCAGAATCATCGTGAAAAGTAAACTGTACAGGATTATATTCTAATTTTGTTTGTATTACTTCTTTTCTATTATAACTGTTTACGTTTCTACTGTTAATTCGAAAAGACGGCAACGTTACACCTTTAACTAACATTCCAGTTTCGAGCTGTTTAGATTCAGCGAACTGGCTTGATGATGAAAAATCAAACTTAACAAAATAAAGCCAGGCATACTTAGGTGCCAGTCTATAGTTATCACTTACGTATAACTGACTAGCGTGTCTAAAATCTTTTACTGTATCACCAGTACCTAGCTGTTTTAAGAAACCGTCAAATATATTTGGCATAAAATGTCTACCTTATAAGGTATTTATTCCAAAAAAATACCCGGGTTTTACTCCGGGTATTTTATATTGTGTTACTTTAATTATTAAGCACCGCCACCTGTTACTAAGGTACCAAGTGTTCTTCCAACTGCAGAACCAATTCCTGTTCCGGTTGGTGTCTGGACAGCATTGTCATACTGAATGCTTAACCCGATAGTTGCTGGATCTGCTGAACTATAGTTCATATCGTTATAGTTCACTGAGTCAATAAATGCTCCGTACAGTTCCCAAGTTTCTAAAACTGTCGCGGCGTTTGCACCGTTGCCACCATCTAGCATTTCGAACTTTAAAACAAATTTGTAATCAATACCTGCACTTGCTGATGCTTGTTCTGCAAAGTCAAATTGCTTTTGAATCTGCTCGCCAACAAGTTTGCTAACATTGCCACCAGCATCATCACGCAAGTTAACACTAACAGCTTGCCACTCTGGCTTACCTATTAACTTAACTTTACTGTTATAAACATCAACTGCAAAACTGTTAAAGTTTAAGTTTGGTCTCGCAATATCAATAACTTGTTTTGTAAGTTCTACTTTTTCACTACTAACACCAAAGTTCTCAAATATCGCACGGAAGCGATATTTCATCTTTGGCATCAATAAACCTTGAGTACTTGCACTTTGATCTGTACTTAAAGGTACTGTAAATTTGTTCAATGACGAAATTGCCATATTATATTCTCCTGTTATAGATATTTACCAAAAAATACCTATGATGTTAATGGAGCCCGGAGGCTCCATTATATACTACTATTATACTCCTGCGGCTATGTCACCTGGATTCTTGAGTCTAATTGGAATGTAAATAAACTCAACTGCCTTCATTGGTTCAATAGCAATGTCAACATACAATTCATTACGTGCAATACGTGTTGGTGTGTTGTTTGACTCATCACAGACCACTAAGTAATCGTAAACACCACGTTTTGCAACTAAGTCATTAATTGCACCACTGATGATGTTTGAGATTTGATCTCGTGTAATCTTGTCATTTGGTTCAAACAAGAAACCGTCACCAACTCTTGCAAGTATTGTTCTAATGTAGTTAACAAGACGTGCAACGTTAATACGATCAAGACTGCTTGCGGTTGGGTTACGTGTCTTTTGTCCCCAAACAACTAAGCCAACACCTGGTAAATTGGTAATTGGGTTAATCTTGTTTTCATATAATGTATCACGTAGTCCTACTCTAATACTGTTAAATTCAAACTCGCCTGTACTTGAGTTGATGTAACCAATGCTTGAAGCATTGTCTACTAAACCACGTCTTGTACCTGCTGGAGCAAACCACTGATATGCTACATTGTCGTTAAAGATCATTGTGCGCAATGCCATGTGACTTGCTGGAACAACAATAGTGTTACCTTGTAAGTCTGAAGTCTGACCACACGGATAATAAACACCTAGGTATGGATCTGCTGTAGCAAGACCTGTACCGTCTGTGTTATTACTCCAGTTAGCAATATCAACAGCATTCGGTGCTAAACGCATTGGTGTATCACCAATAATAAATGCTGTGTTCTTACGATCGTTGTTTAATGCAACCATCTCGTCAATAACTTCTTCGTAACCTGGGCAAGCAATAATGTTAAATGCGTACTGCTCTTCACGTACTTCTGTGCTGGCTGTAACTGCACTCTGCATAGCGGCTGTAACCATCTTACGCTGTGCTTTACGTCCTGCGTACATAGCACCGTTGTCCTGTAAACCACTAGCTGTTTGCCATGTGTTCTTAACAGTTGGTAAACTGCTGTCTGCACCTGGAACTGCTGGTAAATCAGGGAACGCTGTTGCGTTAAATTTATTACTTACATACTGCTTAACATTGTAACCACTTCTACGCATATTGAACATTAGCATACCACGTGGGTATAGTCTATAGTCCGGTGCGTCTTGGTCAATGTAATCACTTGCTAACAAGTCTGTGATTGCTGGTAAGCTACCTGTAATAATATCTGTAGTACCATCTGTGTCCCAACGTGCATCTGCAAATAAGATACCGTTTTGACTTGTTTGGTCTGTGTTGTCAATTAATACCCAAGCTGTACCGCTGTAACGATAAATCTTTGGATAGTTTTCTAAGTCACTGCTGTCTAACCATAAATCACCAGCTACTAGTGCGCTAACACCGTCGCTTTGGAAAGTTGGCTCGCTTGCTGTAACCTGTACACCATTTGCATCTGTAGCACTTAGATCATAACCACGTGCATCAGTTGTTGAGCCATCATAGTAACTACTCTTGTAGCCTCTCCAGCCACCAATTTCGTTAATCATAACGTCAACTGTAGCGGCATCGCTGTAGTACCATAATGTACCGTCTGCTGGTGCCTGATATGGCTCAGTTGTGCTATATGTATATGTTAATGCTTCCCAGTTAGTTAATGCAAGTGTGCTACCATATAAGATAGTACCTGTTGTGCTACTTGAGAAACCTGCATCTGCTGTTGGTGTGCCTGATACATCTGTCAAGTAAATATCACCACCGTAGATGTGTTCAAAAGTAATAACATTTGTGCTACTTACACTAATGTCTAACTCTGGAATGTTCATTGCTAGTACATCACTTACAAAACTTGCTGGTGTTGTACCTGTTAATGTTACTGTATATTCTGTAATTGTTGCTGTACCAATACTTGTAACACCAATCTTAATTTGATCACTTGCTGTAAATGGATTTGATGCTGTTGCTGTACCACTTACTGCTGTCTGACCTGCGACTCTGCGTCTAAATGGTTTGTAACCGCCTGTGTCCGTACGTAGTGGATCATAAGCGATCCAAAGTGTACCTGCGGCAATACCGTTACCACCACCTGCTGGATCTAAACCATAAATTGCATTTTCTGCTTTATTATAGAATGGAGTAGATAATTGTGTCCATGTGTCAGTAAGTGCTGTATATCTCTTGATAACAACATCTGCACCAGAACCAGTTGCACCAAGTTTAGCATAAACTGAACCTGTTGGGCGTGGAACTGAGTCACTACTTCTCCAACTTGGATAAGCGGCAAAGTCACCATATAGTAATAATGGATTTGCGTATGTGCCTGCTGTGATACCTAATGTTGCTAGTGGTGTGCCTGACCCGTTAGCAATAGCAATCTTACCGTCTGCTGTTGAGCCATCGCTTTCAGCTAAATCTGAAGCGTACAAGTATAACCTGTTACCAACTGCGGCGGCTGTAACACCTGTGATAGCGGCTGTGTTAATTGCGCTAACAACCTGTGCTAGTGTTCTAGCGGCGCCTGTATTACCAATTGTAACTGTTGATGTGTTAATTGTAATAGTAGCGGCTGGTGTACTTGCGGCAATCTCTGGTGAACTTGCTGTGCCTTTAATTGTTGCACGTGAAGTTGCCCAATCAGTTGTACCTAAACGTACCCAAGTGTTGTATTTTGCGTCATCTGTTGGTAAGTCTGTACCTGCTTTATAGAATGTTAAAGCATTGCTACCTGTACCAAATGATACAGCATACTCACCAATTTGACCAATACTTGACTTTGGTACATAAACACTAGATACTAATGTTTGATCACTTGTACTTGTAAATAGTAAAGGTGTCTTTAAGTTAAACTTTGAGTTAACAGCGTCCCATTCATATATACCCCAAGCAGTAGTAGCAAGATCCATCCAGTGTGTATTATTTGCTACATCACCTACCGGACGTACTGCTGTTGGTGCTAGTGCGTTTAGGTCAACATTTGCTCTAATTGCAAAAATTCTGTTAACATTGCCTAATGCGCTGTAAGCGGCCATTAAGCCATATTCGTTTCTTTCATCACCGTGTAATGGTGTACCCGCGGCGCTTTGTTTGAAGCTTGGGTAACCCATTGCGGCAATAAGTTCTCTTTGGCTAGTGTAGGCTAATAATTTACCTGCTCTAGCGGCTGTTGTGTCAGTGGCTGTTGTGCCCGAAGGATTTGTTTTGTCCTGAGCAGTAGCCATAATAATTAGTGGTACAGTTCCTACTGCACCAGGAACGTATTGACTTTCGTCTGTTACGCTAATTTCTAATCCTGGGGATACGAGTGCCATGTTTTTATCCTTATAAGAATATATTTCTTAGTATTTATAATAACAGTATAGATTTTGGTGGCTTTAGTTGCCTTTCGAAAGGTTTGCTTATAAATAAACGCATGCAACGCCCATTATGTCCTACTTGTCATGGCAATCCTGTAGCAATAAATTACTATTCTAAGGGTAAAGTACGCTATAGGAAACAGTGCTCTAGTTGTGCTCGTCAAGGAAAACGAGGACGACAGGTTGCAGGTTGGCTACGTGCAGGATATAAAAAGAAATTAGTCTGTGAACGATGTGGATTTAAGGCAAAACACAAACAACAGATGTTTGTATTTTACGTTGACGGCAACTTAAAAAATAACAATTGGGTAAATTTAAAATCAGTTTGCGCTAACTGTAGAATTGAATTACACGAAACTGTTAATACTTGGGTAGAAAGTAAATCTTCTAATGAAGTTTAATATCAAGTTTAAAAACTTTGACTATCTAATTTGTAATATTAATAACGATAGTGTTGGGTTACGATATTATGAGTTAGTTAAGACAAATTATCAACAATCTTTTCCTATATATCGAGATCGTCCCAAATTCACAAAAGAGTATCTAAGTCTGTTAGCAGAACAAGCAAATAGCTATTTTAAATGGGATTGGAACGTAGAAGAACTAGCATTAGAAAATACAATACAATTACATAAAGATATAGAACAATTATTAATGAATGGTTTTGATAGTATACCTGCAGAGCTTGATCATGTGATACACGACTTACACTACGGATTACATATACTACAAGATAATGTTGTACCAAGTAGATTAGGGTGGATGCAAATAGAATGGTACAACGATAGCGGATTTGCACTTGAAGGGTATGAATTTAAAACTAAACTAGACCTTGGAGATTTGCGATTACAAAATCCCTATGTTGGTCACGGCCCACTACAGGTGTATGTTGAAAAAGACTTTTCTAATATTAGTCAAACTTGCAAATTTCACAATTTTGTAAAACCAGGTATCAATTTAATTACAGTTTCAACTGATGAATTTACAGAGGCTGACGACTTAATAACAAAATTTCAAGAACACGATCCAGCATTTGTAGATCAGCACGGAGTTGAAAAAATTAAATCGTATATAGGATTTCCTGTTGTAGGGAAAGTTGAAAATACAAATTTGTTAGAACAAATCGCCTACTCTAAAGAAATAATCGAACTCGAAGCTATAGAATTTAGTAACTAGGTAAGTTTTTCTCGTCAACTAACCCAGTAACTTTAGCATATAAATGTTCTACTGTACTGTTGTTAGGAATGACCTGGTCAAACTCTGTTTGTAGCCACGCCCACTCACTTATATGTACACCTTGTTTAGCCAGTGTTTGAATAGCATCAGCATCACCATCGCTTGCTAGTTTACCTGCATTGTACCAGTCTGGTAGTTTACCACGCTGTACCCACCATACTTCACCACCAGCTTCTTTAATTGCTTTTACTTCGTTTGGGAAACGTACATCACTGATTACAGTATCGTCTTTGCGACGTGCTAGTCTATTCTCTAAACTAGCAATCCATATATCGTCGTGAAAGCCCTGTCTACATACTTCTGTACCCCAATACTGCAATACCCAACGTGGAGTTAGATGTGGCATACGCAGTCTTTCTGCCCACCAAGTGTCTACTTGTTCACGCCATTTACGTGCTTCTGGGGTTATGCCTTCTAGTAGTTCTCTGTCCCAACCAAATACAGTTGCCACAGCATCTTTAAGTGCGCCAGCAAAACTATCACGTCTATATCCGTGAAAGCCCACTAGATAGTTTGCTACTGTGTCTTTACCACAGCCAATGAATCCGCATATTCCTATAATCATAGAATTATTATAACATCGTGTTGGGGGGAATTAAACGCCGTATTTGTTCTTTTTGCGTTGTACTACAGGACTTTGTTTATTAATTGCAGGTACTTCAACACTTGGACCTTTTGGTACAAATGTCTTACCTTTGATGCCTTGTTTCTTCATTGCGGCTTTGGCAATTTCTTCGTCTGCTTCTGAATACATCCAAATGTGTCCTTCATCACCGGCTGGCGAAGATTTTGGACTATCAAGATCTGGACTACCTGCCATTGCTAATCCGAGCCTATAATGACTATAGTAATCTTTATTGCCAAGTGTCATACTATGCAAGCCTGAATATTCTAGGTTTTTAGATATTTTAGATTTAGGAGACTCTGTAATGAACTCTTTAGCTCGCATTATCCAATAACCCAAGTAAGAGGATTGCTACCGTCAACGTAGTCTTTAAGTTGCTGTTCAAGTGAAGCCATTTCCTCGTTTGCTTCTGCTTTAAGACTTGCACCATTCAGACTTGTACCACCGCTCGGTCCAGCAATAGAAGCAAACTTCTCACGTGCTTCGCCAAGTATACGTTTAGCAAAACTGTAAGCATACTCTTGTATCCACGGAAAAGCCTGATAGTCATTTAGTAACATACTCTCTGGTTTGTAATTGTAAATGTGTAATAACACATCTTCCATTTCGCTTTCTTGTGGATTAGCACCCTGTGTAGGCATCTTGCGAATAATTGTTAACTTTCGCATGGTTTTGTTATAGTGGAAATTTAAATATCCGCCAAACATCTTCATTGACATTTTTTGATAGTCAACAAATAGTTCGTAACTTAATAAGCCGCCAACACGACCTGCTACTAACATATAAGTGTTTAAGTAACCACTAGCAAATGGCTCAAATTGGCTTGCTGTTGTACCTGTTACACTTCCGATACCACGTCTATAAGCGGCACGTACATCCATAACTGTATTAGGCAGTATGTACTCTTGTGTTTCTGGCTTTAGTTTTAAAAATGCGTAGGATTCTTCTTGGCTGTTACTGGCACGTTGACGATACTTTAATACTGCTTG